TTTTATGCTCCTGGAGGACGAGGATCTTGCGGATTTCATCGCCCAGAACTTCCCGAAACCCCGTGGATCTGGTAAGATGGTTCAGGCCGTCGAAAGCGGTCGCATCTACGAAAGCGTCACCGCCGCCGCCAGGGATGTTTTTGCAACGTCTCAGGGCATCCATTCAGCGATGAAAGTCGGCGGAACATGCGCTGGTTATCACTGGAAACGAATTGAACCAAATGGATTATCAACTGTCAGTCAAGCTGCGTAACTGCATCACGGCTCGCGCTCACTTGTATGGCGCAGAGGCTCTGATTCTTGAAAAAGAGGCTGATGCGCTGGCCGAGAGGAGCGGTCCGGCTCCGGCGACCATTCAAGACGCGAACCCCTTTCACCTGGAGGCCCTGAGCCGCGCCCAGCTGGCCCACCAAGCCCGCCGCCGGTACTTCCGGGAGCTGGAGGCAGTCGATCTCCTGGGCGGCCATTCAAGCCCGTTTCGGGAGCTGGGTTGATGGCTGATCCTGTCAGCGTGGCAATGATCTTATTGCTGGTAGTAACCATTTTTGTGTTCCTTATTGTTTGCATACATCTACCTTAGACAGCCGGATATGGAAAATGCCATTCAGGTAGCACAAATCTCACTGCTGGCCACAATAGTTGCCGGTTTAGCCGCTGCTGTCGTCTGTGCAGTCATTTTGCTGGTCTACTACACATCAAAGATTATCAAATGAAGCACATCGCTCTCTGGAGTTCAACGCCGCAACAGGGTAAATCAACTATTGCCCACTACCTTGTTCATTGCCATGGCTATCAGGCCCTGAGTTTCGCATCTCCTTTGCTTGAGATGGTGGAAACTTTCTTGATGCACCACGGCCTCAACATTGAGGACATTGAGCACTATTGCTACGAAGCAAAAGAAACGCCCATCCCTGGCGTTGGCAAAAGCTACAGGCATCTTGCCCGCACGCTTGGCACAGAATGGGGCCGCAGTCTTGTCAAGGAAACAACTTGGCTGGATGCGTTTGAACAAAAGTTTGACCGCCATTCAAGCAAGTATCCGATCGTTGTTGACGACATGCGGTTTCGCAATGAAGCCGCATTGCTCATGAGTAAGAAGTTTTTACTTGTTCATGTTCATCGCGAAAATGATCGCAGCTCCCTGAGCGATACCCACCAGTCGGACGTAGAGCTATCTTCTTTTGCTGACTGGGATCACGTCATTGACAACAATGGCACGCTTGACGATCTGTACGAATCCGTAAAACAAATCATTAGCTGATTACATGCAAACATCCAGCAAAGCCATTCATCACGACGACAATCCAGAAAATCGCAAGCCTCACGCATTTCGCATTCAGAGCGAAGCGCTTGGTCGCACTGTTTATGTGACCGAGCTGGCGACCATCCATGTTGACGATCTGCGAACGCTGTATCACGAAATTTATTGTGATCGGCAGTCCATGTTCAAGGCTGTCAACGAGTTCACGATCGAGCTGCAAAAAGCTGCACATGCTAGCAGTCAGGATAGGGAGCACATTGAATCCAAGCTCAACCAGCTGAGCCGAAAGATCAATGTCTACAACTCGTTCTACAAGCTGATTAAGCGCGAAGTTACCTGGCGTGTTTCGCTGCACAATGTTGCTAAAGCGAAAATCGTCATTCAAGCGAAGCAGGTCGGGCTAAACGATGCCCAGATCAATGCGCTGCTTGATCCTGATAATTGCATTCATAAGCTGTTCACTATCAACAATTATCCACGCTCGACAACGAAGCGGAAGGGGATCACTGTAGCTGACCGGCTTGAGTCCATGCGCAACGAAATGTTCATGGCAGAGTTCTGCAGCATCCTCAGTAAAGAGTTTGATGCGCCAGAGCTTGCCGACATTCGCGCAGAAGCTTCTGCAAATGTCGAGAAAGCTGTTGACTGGAAACAGATCGAGTCCATGCTTAACGAACACCTGCCTGATGACAATGGAGTTCTCCAACTTTGAGAAGCGTCTGCTTCTTGTCTGCATCAAGTTTCTGTATCGTGCCGGTCCTCACTACATTTCCATGCTTTGGGATGGTGACAACCCACCAAAACAAGAGGCATGGGAAGAGTGTAAACTGCGCATGAAAAAGCTTTACAAACGAATCAAGGATAGTATTGATGACGGCTGCATCCCAGACCCTAAGACTAACCGACACCATTTCCGTAACCGGGCAAAGGTTTAGGTATGTGTTCACTATCCAGCGCAAAAAGATTTGCGTTGACTGCTGCCGAACCGAGCGCGAGAAGTTTGCGTTAGATGCAAGCTGGCTTGTGATTGGCGATCAAGTTAATCGCACGGGCCTGCCCCTTAAGTGCGACAACTGCGGCGGTAGTATCGCCAGCAGGCCCGTCTCACCGTGAGACTCACCCGTATCTTACAGGAAGTGGCGTGTAAACGCATGTTAAAAATCGACTTGCGCCCCGTATAAAATGTGCTATCATGGCATCAAGCGCGGGGAGAGGTGCGCCTCGCGTGCCACCGCTTAAGTTTCTAGCTTGAGTTTCTAACTTGAGTTTCTAGCTTGAGCTTCTGCCAAAGTTACTGCATGACTCTTGCTACGCATCTTGATGCTCAGTTGTTTCCTGAGTGTCTAAATGTTCTGATCGTCACGCTTGAAAATGCTGACGGCAATGCTTGGAACAAGCTCAGGCGCGAGCTTGAGTCTATCTACAAAACAAGCAAGCCTAACAGCTACCTGCCACTTGCCACTGCTTGCTGCATTGACTACGCAACGCAGCACTTCTGGTCTGCGTTTCCTGGACGTGATGGCTTTAAGACTCAGTGGCTGATTCACAATCGTAGTAAGTTGATTGCTGCTGCCGCTGTTGCGATTGCCAATGGCGAACGCCAAGAGTTTGATCTTGGTAACTTCTCTGATCTCTACGCTGCTTGATTCAATGAAGAACAATTCATCTACTCTGAACAGCCGCGATCTGTCTATTAACTTTGTTCGCGTGCTCGCTCCAGCTGGTTGTGACATTGGCTCCTTTCTTCGTGAGGCAATTTGCCTTGCCCTTGCGCATGGCGTCAAGGTCCAAGCTGTGTTCAATGAGAAGACATACAGAATAGATCCATTGGAAGTCGTTGATTCTGTTATTTATGCAAACGCAGTTACACCAGTAGGTTGAGATGGCTAACCTGACAATCCTTGGCGAGATCCCCAAACTTCGCCGCGAACTGTGTGAGCTTCTGGTTGCTATCAAGAAAGATACTGACTGGAAAACTCTCAGAGCAGACTTCAAGCAATCACCCGACTACTGTGAAGGTGACTCCCCCTGGCTTGACGTAACAATCGGCTGCACGTTCAACTTCATTGACGCAACGATTGACTGGGGCTACCAAACCGGGGACAACAGCTCCACGGGTGGAGCCTATGGGCACCCTAAATGGTTCACCTGTTCATTGCAGCCACGCTCAAACTGCAAGGAAGTAGCCAACGATCTAATCAATGAAATCCATAGTTGTATTGCTGAGCTGTCAATGCTACCTGCTGGTGTGCGATGATTCTGTATTACGTTCGCGTTCAGTCAAGCGACCGTTGCGACGCCTATGTTATTCGCGGAGCCGACGGTCTTCCTGCTTGGACGTGGAACAAGCCTGTTCCACTGTCGCTTGGCGAAGCTGAGATTTTGCGTCGCGATGCTGCTCGCATAACTGGCGGCACACTCAAACTTGAAGAGTCTCGCAATGACTAACTACACCGTCATGCCTACTAACTCGCCAATCTTCGACTCAGCTGGCATGGAACAGATTGAGTCAGGCGAGATTGTGATGGGCGCTCGGCTTAAGTTGCTTGGCTGGAGTCGGACCGAAAGGTTTACTAGCTATACGCTTTACCGCAACCGTCGCAATCAAGTTATCGGGGCAACCATCTTTCGTCCGCAGGATGGACCCTGTGAGCACACGCACTACGCATTGAAACTTCCGAGCAATGGCTAACCGTCACCTTGGCTACCTGCAACAACAGGTGTATGACTTCCTTGCTAAAACTGGCAAGCGTCACTACATCAGCCACGATCACCAAACTGTCAAGATTGCGAAGTCTCTTGAGCGTCGCGGTCTAGTCAAGCTGACAGATTGTGGAATGTGTACGGCATCCGGTCGCACTGTCTACATGGCACAAATTGCTGACGCATCATGAATCCATCACTTGAGCAACTGGCGATCACCTTGTTGTGGTCAGAAAATGACAACGCCGATGAGTCAGGTGGCGAGCCGCTTGACGCAAACTACAGCGTAACCGACATCGACGAAGCATCATTGCAGAAACTGCATAAACGCTTTCAGTCTTTTGTTGAGCGGGCTGAGCAGCTGCTAACTGCCAAGTTTGGCGGTGACTGGTCCTCTATTGACGACTTCTACATCGGAGCCAGCAACGGCAGCTACCAGACCGAGCACGACTACATCCTGACTGTCAATGGTCATGGTGTTGGCTTCTGGGAGAAGCATGACTGGCAGGAAGCTGCTGGTGAGATTCTGACAGCCCTGGCTCAAAAGGAAACTGAGATCCACGCTTACGTTGGTGACGATGGCAAGATCTGCTTGGAATAGCTGCGTCAGAACGCTGTCTGCGGCTGCCAGCTACCTGTCTGAGACGCCTCTACTGTCTGGCCCGGTTCATTACCTATCCGCCAACTCAGGCCCCTTCCTGGCCGATCCTGACGCTACCTGCGACGATGCCCAAACAACGCGATCCGTTGCGCTTCACACGCAAAGAGACTGTCGAACGCTTACAGGAAGTCAAAAGTTACATTGGCAACAAGGAGCGTCTAGCTTTCCGTTTCGCCAAGCTTCAATGGCTTCCTGATGGCTACCTGCCTGATGATGATGAAAGTTACTACTCTGCGCCAAGACTTGAGCCAGAGCGTTTGACGCTGCTTGGCGAACGAGCAACCATCTTAACAGCTAAGCACTGGAATGAAGATCGTAGCTTCAGGAAGCTGAACGCCATTGACTTCGTTTGCTGGGATCTTGGCGGACAAGCATCTATCGGTCTTGTCATTGACATCGGCTTCTATTCGTACAAGCGTCACGATCAGCCTGACAAAGAAGACGAAACTGGTACAAAGTTTGCGTCTGTCTGGCTGGGTACGTGGCATCACGCTCCAATTCTTGCATGGCGTCATGCCAAGTCTCCATCTATCACTGTTGACTCACTTCCTAGGTATTCTGATCTGATTAAATGAGGAACATCCTTCTTGAGGTCAAAAGCATTCGCCGCTGTGAAGGCGGTCACACTGCTTCGCTTGTTGCCAATGGTCGTAAGGTTGCGTTCGTTGGTCCCGACATTCTTGAATGGACAAACCATTCTCAACGTGTTGACGTACTTGAATGGTTTGCAGCTAAGCATAACATTCGCTTGAGTACCGAACCGATCAAGCTAAAGGAAGGCTGGGAGAAAGCTGTTCCTGACTACAAAGAAGATCGTTACGAAAATACAGAGAAGCGACTGATTGAATGGGTTGAGCGTCACATACTTGCACAGGAAGTTATCAAGCGCTGTAAAATTTCCGTGCTGTGCCTGGATGATCTTGGCGAGTTCTATGAGTATCCGTGGTCTGAGAAAGCAATGCCATCTGCTATGTGGTCTGTTGTTGCCACAACTCGCTGGAAGTGCTTTAACAAGATGACGAAGGAGGAGATTGTTTCGACTATCGTTAATCTGAGGCGTAAACCTACGTTAATGGAGCACGAATGATGCGGCCTTGAGTGCGCCAGCCCCGCCTTAAAATTGCATTAAAAGTGCAAAGGCCGCCTGTAAAGCCCGTGTTACTTTTCCGTTACATGCGACTTGACCTTCAAGGTCGGATGCGGTACAATGGCATCAAGCGGTGGGGAGGGTGTACCTTCTCGCCAGCTGTCTAAGTTTCTAACTGAGCTGATCGCTTAGTTGTAACTTCTTCACTCAACTACTTCATTTCTATGGACCTTTCTAAGTTCGTTGTGCTGTCTGCTGACGGCACGTTCTTCCGTTGCGGAAGGGAGTCCGCTAAGTGACTACCCACTACTTTGATACTGGCGTTCACTATCCAGGTAGCCACACTAATCCACCGCTTACTTTGTACGGTAGACAGGTTGTTCGCGGCGGAAACGTTCAGATTCCGTTTGAGTGTGAGGTGCCTGACAACGCTATCTTCAAGTTTGCTTCAGATGATCCAGAAGCCGACAAGTCAGGCAAGTTATACAGAGCCGAGATCACCGATCACGAAGTACCGGGTGGCTTAGCTTCGAGATACGCTTTCTTTCTGATCCCTTGCAACTAACTGGCAATCATGCAAACTCCAGTCATTCCGTCGCCAGCTGACATTCCGGTTGGCATCATTGTCCGAACTGACTTCTGTATCTACAGGGGTCGCAACAGTTACCGCGCAATTCACAAGCGCGATGCGCAAACTACCTGGAAGACGATCATACAGTCTCCGGGTAGTGATACTGGTCACGAGAAAGTGTTAGCTGCATGGATCGCTAACTTCACCGGCTCGGAATCCAAGGGTTTCGTCGCTGACTACAAAGTTGTTGCACGCGGCGGTGACTGGAATGGTTACCACTGGGTTCTCCAACCAACAAACTACAACTGATGAAACTCACTCGACTTGTTATCTGTGCTTGCGTCGGTTCTCTGCTTGGTGTTCTCGGCGTAACTATTGCGCTTGGCCAACGTACTGCCCAGTACAACGATCAACTTACCTGCCCTGCATGGGAGGAGCCTGATAGCTACAGACACTTTCTGTTTGGTCGCGTTGCTTACTGTCGTCCACGTTCCACTTCAATCAAATGGTAAGTTCAACATTTGAAGACTTCCTTGCATCGGCCAAGGAGGCTAGTTGTGAGGAGTTCTACGCTTCTCGCATTGCCAAGGAAAACTGTATTGAGCCAAGCTGGTTCATCAAGTATCAGCCTGTCTGTTTCACTGTTCTTGATGATGAGCAGTGGTTCGTAAAGTTCAGCATTGACGGCAAGACTGTTTACTGGACAATGATTGAAAAAGACGAACACTGGGGTTCGCTTGAGCTACTTGCCAAAGATGTGTTCAGCTGGTTGCAGGAGGAGTACGGCGAATGACTTACAAGCAAGCCAAGCAACAGTTTAATCAGCAGTTTACTTTCGACAAGACCGATAAACCTGCTGCACGCGAAGCATGGTGCATCTTCATTGACTGCCTACATCGCGATGGTTCAGTCACTGACCAGCAAGTTCAATCTTGGGGCAACCCCTTTAACTGACATGACAATCAAAGTTGGCAATCTGACCATCAGTATTGAAGAAGATGATGATGCGTTTGCCGTAAATTCGCGAGAATGGGACAACGTTGGCACAATGGTTTGCTGGCATCGCAATTACAAACTTGGCGACCAGCAACCTGATTGTTCGCCTGACGAGTTTCTATTCAGGCTCATGAGTGACCGTGAGTTTGACAAGCATCGTAAGTACGTGCCTGACGAGATCAAGACCAAGCACGTTCAGGCTTACATCAACAAGCACTTCTTTGTGCTGCCACTTTATCTGTACGATCATGGCGGCTTAACAATCAAAGCGGCACCGTTTAGCTGTCCGTGGGATAGCGGTCAAGTTGGCTTTATCTACGCGGAGCGTAACTGCACTGAGTATCCAGATCTGAAAGCCGGCTTGCTGTCAGAAGTTGAAGTCTACGATCAGTACCTGCGTGGCGACGTGTGGGAGTACCTGATTAAAGATGATGCCGGCAACTTACTTGCATCATGCTGTGGAGTCTATGGCTACGAAGACTGTGAGCGAGAAGCTCGCAGCGAAGCTGAATCTATCTTGAAAACACTGTCAACCTCATTCTGTATCTGACATGAGAGCTGAGCAAATTGCCGAAGCGTTTGACGTTTTACTTGATGATGCCAAGCTTGCATTGCGCATCATGCGCTACAAGGTCAACCCAGTTGACATGCCGGATAAGTTTCCCAACACGCTCAATACCTATAGGCATTTGGCAGGTCAGATTGAGTGTTGCGCTGGAACTGACAACGAGTGCCGCATGAGTGCTCTGAATGAGCTGCTGCTAACGCATGGCGTTGAAGCTATTCGCACCAGTGAACACATTGATAGGTATCACTTTGACATTCGTGCTAGCTACCTGAACACTGGTGACACTTACAACACAACGATCCTACTGGATCATCGCGACAGCAAGTGGCTGCTCACTAGCTGGGGTGACTTCGTTGAATCACTGGAAGGCAAGAAAGCTATGGATACTGGCGAGTTGATTGAGGTTTACTGACTTGTTGGGTTGGCAGATCCCATCAAAACTGCCACAGCGTTACCTGGCGGCTTTGTTTCAGGTTCGATTCCTGATTAACGTCTTGCCGTTTGCTGGAGATCGGCACCAGTCAATCAGTCTATTCCATGCCTGTTCTCAATTTCACGCAGCATCGCTGCACGCCAGAGCAGCTTGCTGCTGGCATTCTTGACTGTCCTGACAGCTATTTTGAGAAGCTGCAAAAGCTTTTGACATTTGACGAGCTGCCTAATCATCCCGAAGTATGGCAACGTGCCTGCTTGATCGCTGACTTGTTTGAGCAAGTTGCGGTTGACCTTGCGTATGACTACTCATCGGAGGAAGCTTCGCTGCAAGTTATGATTGGCGGCGCACCGTTCTTGATGTCAAACCTTGAAGATGCGTTTGCAGAAAATGGAATCGCTGTTTACTACGCTTTCAGTCGTCGCGAATCTATTGAGCAACCCCAGCCTGATGGCAGCGTAAAGAAAGTAGCTACGTTTCGTCATGCTGGCCTTTATCCTGCCGGCAATGCCTGACACTTCTTACGTTCAGCCTAGCAGCTTTAGCTGCTGTCCGGGCGATGAAGTAACCAGACACGATGAATTGGTTACCGAGCTGTCAAACCTAAACGACAGAATCAGCAAGCTGGAGGCACAGGTATCCAAGCTCAACGAACACGTTGACCAACTCAACGAACACGTTGAAGTGCTTGGCTTAACTGCCAGCTTTTTAATCAAAAAAGTTGATCCACAATCCTACGAAAAACTCAAGCAGCTATGACTGAACAGCCTTCCTTTTGGTGCGTTGCCAGCATTGGTGACGCCGATCCGTATGAACACGGTGGCGCATTTGTCTTGGTTGACAGGCGCGGTGTCTATGCACCAGAGCTTATCTTGATTGAGAGCTTTGATAATTCTGGTGAGCGCAGGGTGTCAAATGTTACCCTTGACTGCCTGACTGTCATCAAGGATCGCTCTATCGAAACTGGCCGGCCGGAAGATAGCTGGATTGGCCTAAGTGACAACAAGTACCATGCTGACATAACAACGTGGTTTGGTGATCTTGCTAGCTTACAGAAAGTTGCTGACTGTGTTGGCGAGGATCTGTTTAGCCTCATGCGTTTACTGCTTAGCAGTGATCCGATTGAGCGTGCTATCGGCTTCAGACATCTGTCTGATTATCATGGTACTGTCAACTTCGATCAATACCCTGAAACATTGACGGAGGAAAAAGCGCGGCTAACGTGTGACAGATTCCTCAAGCAAATTGAGGTGTCTGAAAGTTGGCAGGACGGTTACTTTAGTGATTGACACTCCGCTTGCTAAGTTGATCGCAGCTAGGTTCGGTAACTTGCCGGAAACAGAAAGACTGCGTGAGCTATTCATTGCTTACGCTTCTGAACTGTTTGACACAGATGTGAGTCAACTTAGCGAGCGCGAAGTCGGTGCAGCCTATAAAGCCTTCACTCCATACTACGTGGAAGAAGTCGGTAGCTGTGAGTATCAGTATGTGATCCCGGCTGACTGGGCATCAGCAATGGTGTCTGACAATCCAGGATTCATAGCTGACGACGAAGAGCGTGCATACTATCTTGAATGGATCGCTTACCTGATACCTCAAGGTGGACGGAGCTTATTTGCATTGGAAGCTGAGAAAACTGGCCCGGTGTTTCTCTCAGCTGCGATTGATGTCTACTTACCTGGAGCGCTGGATTGCTTGACTCCGGCGAACCCGATACCTGGCTGCAGTGATAAGCTGTATTGGTGTCAAGCTATCAAACTTCGCTTTCTCTCAAGTGGCTGACCCTAAAGGATTCAAGTGGCTGCGCGGTATCTATCGCGCAACGAACTACGATCAGGCAACCGATCTGTCGCATCAGATCACACGCAATGCTGATACTACCGGCAGAGAGGATAAGTTTGTGTATCAGTGCCGAACCGTTAGCGGTAAGTTACTGGCCGACAGAAAGATTGACTTCGGTGCCGCAATGATCCTTGTCAATATGTGGCGAGGTAAGGTTGAGGTTCAGGAAGCTGAACCAAGCAGGATTCGTAACTGAACTGAAGCGATAAGTTGGCCTCAGCAGTAGTGTTCACTAATCGCTTCGCTCATCCACTAACTAAAAAGTTAGTGTTCACTATCCGGCTAACTTATACGGGCCAGTTGCTTCGTGCAGCTGGCTTCGTTGTCTGGAGTCGATTCTGTCTGTGGTGGCTGCCGTAGGCTTCGCCAGCGGCCGGTAGGATCGCCGGGAACGGGCTTAGGTGTGGCGGCTGGCCGGTAGCTGCGGAGAGCGCCGGTAAGTGCGCCACAGGGCCGCCAAGCTGCCACCTTAAAATAGGCTTAAAAGTGGGGAGACAGGGCGTAACTTGCAAGGAATCGCCCCATAGCTGCGTGTTACTTTTCCGTTACATGCGACTTGACAGATCCGGGCGGATCGGGTATCATGGCATCAAGCGGTGGGGAGATTGTATCTCCCGCTGGCTGTCTTAAGTTTCTAACTAAGTTAATCACTTAGCTGTAACTTCTGACGTTGACTGCGCAGCAGCTTAACTGTTCTGCGTAGCTTGTTCACTTGCTACTTGCATCATGCAAACTGTCAAAGATGTCTACCAGCAGATTGACGAAGTGCTGGAAAGGTTTGATTTTGAGAAAGTGCATCGTGTGATGCAACTTCTTGACTGGAAGTGGGGCGGTCCTAACGTTCCCGAGCTTAAGGTTCCTGATCCGATGGAACTTAAGTGTGCTGCCTACGGTCTGATGTTGGAAGCTCGCCGACTTGACAGCAACGTAAGTTCTGGTGGGTTTGAGGCTTACTGGTTCCGTCCTAAGTACGGTGAGCCGCGCATTGGTCTTCGCTTCATCGTTGAGTATCGAGACTGACTAAGTGCGTTGCCGGTGATCGTTAAACCGGCGTCCAACCAACTTCGCTTTCTTCTGTCATGGAAACCATCAATCGCAACGTTGTCAACAGTGTTCGCTTCTGGTTACAAAACAAGGACTGTTGTGGAGAAGGCAAGTTCTACAACACCGTAGTTGAGTCCTGCTACTCAGGTATCAGGTGGACACCTAGCTATGACAGCTGGATCAATGTCAAGGTGGATGGCGACGTTATCGCAACGTTGTATCCGCTGACCGGAAGACTGTGGTTGCGCAACTTGGATACGTTCATCAAGCGCAGGCGTGCTAACGCGATACTCTGTAACTTGATCGAAGGTTATAGGATCGCCAAAGTTGGCGATAAGTTGCATGTTGTTGATAGCCGTTTTGGCTATCCGGTTAATGAGTTGTTTCCTGAAGGTGGATACGTGTTTCATGGCGTAATCTAGCTGTAATCGTTCACTGTCCAACTCGCAGCCAACGCAATGGCAACTGCAACTGCAACAACTGAAAAGTCTATCTGGATCTACACGCCAGACGAGATTTACAGTAAGCTTATCATGCCTGGTCATGCCACAAAGGAACCGCGAAAGTTTCTTGAGTGGCTGGCCACCAGTGATGACTACTACGTTGAAAAGCTGATCTCCAGTGATGTTCGCCAAGGTGCGAAAACTTTGTCAGTGTTTGAGTGTACTTACGCCAATGCTGATGTTGACTGGCGAATCAGCGTATCTTCGTTCATCTATGAGTACGTTCCGGTGCGAATCTGGTTCAGCTACAGAAACTTCGTAGCTTCTGGTGCTGAATCATGAGAAGCCCCGTCAACGATGAAACCGAGATCATCGTTAAGTTTGATTCTATCAAGCAGCATGAGCGCTTCTGTCACGAAACTGGCGCTGGCTCAAGGTTCATCTATCGCGAAACAGATAGCGGTAGGACGCAGGTTCTTTGTCGTCTTGACAGGAGAATCAATAGATACGGTGAGTTTGTATCTAATCCGATGTGGCTAGCTGACAGTGGCAGGCCAGCAAAAAGCGCCAAGATCACTCCACTTGAGCGCAGCTTACTTGAGATGCGCTGACTGTTGACTGTAAGTTTGGCGGAGTACCAGCATTGTCGAAGACATTGCCTCCAGAAACCGCTGCCCAACCAACCGCTTTGTTTACAATGTCTTTGACACGGGATCAAGCTACACATCTTGCTATCGCTCACTGTTCCAGAGTGGTAGTCAACATGGACAGAAAGGATCTTGAGGCATACTGCCTTCAGCTTATGGTTGATACATACAAACCAGTTGACGGCAAGTCTATTGACACTGACGCTTTAGTTGAGGAACTGTTCGACTACTACGAACAGGATCGTGCCTCTGTTGTTGACTTCCTGAAAAAGAACAAGGTTAGTGATGATGACATTGCCGATCTTGTCTTTGATGAAGACGAAGACCTTGGCTAGTTAAGTTCACGCATCTAATCAACTGTAGCAACTCCAATGAAAATCAAACCCGAACACTACGCTGAACTTTCGGCTGCTATTGCCAAAGTTCGCGAAAAGTTTCCAGATGCAACACTGGAAAACTACATCGCTAACGGCATTGGCAAAGATCACGCAATGCGTTGGCGTTGGGATCTGTTCTACGCTGCGCAAAAGTTTCTGCCTGAGAGCTTTACTCGCGGTGGTAGAGGTAACATGAGCGTTCTCAATGACTATCTAAATGATAGTCACATTGATACTGCACTTCGCAAAATCGTTGAGGCTTGATGCAATGAAGACAATCTACGTCACTGTCAAACTTCAGATCGTTGATGATGCTGATGCGCATGATGTCGTAAGTGAATGCGACTACAGCTTCACTCACGAACAGATTGCCAACAGTGAGATCACTGGCGTAACTGACGAGGACGATCAACTTGTGTTTGGAGCCTGACATGCAAACTCGCGTCTATCCGCAATGCTGCACGTCAATGTACTGCGGCGAAGTTAGGTGTCCTGCAACTTGCAGTAACTTGCCAGTGCTGCAAGAGTTTCAGCAGTGGGTATCTGACAACAACGCTGTTGTCAAGGATCCTGTCTGGCTTCCAACTGTCTACACTGCACAACCAGCTATCTGACAGTGACGAAGTTCACAACGCAACGTGCCAATGACCTCGTTGGCTACATCGAGCATGTTTATGAGTTGAAAGATGGTCGCAGACTACTTGTTGCAACCATCTATGAAACTGTTGATGGCCGCTACAAGTTTAGCTGCAAGCATAAACTCCATAGCGAAAGCTATGCGAGAGTGTGTGATGCAAAGCATGACCTGTTTCAGCTATTGGAGTTTTATGCAAAGTCACCAGTTGACTTGACCACTGCTTGATTGTCTAATCATCCACCAACCAACAAAGCAATGAATCTCCGTGACGATCGTGCGCTCACCCAACAGGTTGAAGCGCGTAACAGGCTGAATGCCAAAGCTAACGAGCTGGCGCCTTTGCTGCAAGAGGTACTGAAACCTTACATTGGCAGTAAGATAGTCAAGACAACACCCTACAAGCAATGGACAAAGAAGGTAGCTGACGAGCTGCGTAAGGCGACTGAGAAGTTGTATGAGCATGGATACCGTCTGACGTACAACATCTATGAATACAGCGTGTATGTTGATCTTGGCACAACGTACCGTAATGTCGGCGAAACTGTCGGCTACCTGAAAGTTGAGTTCTGCTTGTGTTCACTGAACGGCGATCATCTATCAGGTGTTGAGCCGATCACTGAACGGCGCAGTGACTATACCGTTGAGGAGATTGCAAGCAAACGCGCTGAACTGCTTGTGTTTGAGGCTCAGGTAAGTCAGCTAAAAAGTGATCTGCGGGAGTTCTCACGATGAAGACTTATGTTGATCTGGCCAACAATGCTGACCTGATTCGTCAGACAGTTGACAAGGGAAAAGTGGTTTACGTTGACTCACTGGCTTATGTTGTCATCAGAGATTGTATTGGCCAGTACCTGATCCATTGCAAGCTAACCGACTGGTACATCGGTTTGACTTGGCGTGATGGTGACTCCGATCTATCTGGTCACGGTAAAACGCTGAATGGCAAGAGATTCTTTACGGAGGTCGAATGACAGGTTGGCGACCCGTTACTAAACTTGATGATCTTCAGTCTATCGAAGATCGACTATCCAGGAACCGTAAGTTGGTCACGGCTTACATACCTGGCAAGGGTATCTGCTACAAAGTGGTGCCTATTAAAAGTTTCCCGCACAAACGTAAACGCTACAAGGAGGTATGGTGATGCCTGACTCAACGAAGTGGAAAGTTGTTGTGCTTGATGATGAAGGAAGCTGGCAGATACTCGCCACTGACTTAACGTATGAGGAAGCCGATAGCTTGGTAGATGAACACACTGATAAGTATCCACATGCTATTGTTGATGTGATAAGTGATTCAATGAAGCCACAGGGCTTGGTAGATCAGCAAGCGTAGCAACCTATAGATTTAATCAGCTTACAGAACCCGGCCAGCTTAACCGCTGCGCCGGGTTTTTTAGTAGCTATTGACAGCTGTCAGATTCCCGCCGTAGAATACGTAAGCACCCGAACACTAACCGTGGAACCTTCTGACTTTAATTTCGAGGAACTACTCCAAAATGCAGAAGAAATCGAAAATGATGCTATTAACTTAACAACCAATGAGTTCGGTGAACTTGTAGATGAACAGGAATTAAATAGTGAGGAGCTTACAGAAACTGAACATCTAGCTCCCTCTACCGTCAATACTGATACTCTTAATGTAGCAAATAACACCCCCCAACAAAGTAACAACCTCTCGGAAAACACTAGCCTCACTACCTCCACTACCACTAACCGTAATGCTACTTGGTTGAAAAATAGTGTCCTTGCACCTTCTGAGTCTGATAAAGAATTTGAATTGTTCTCCTGTTATTGTAGGTTGGGTGGGGGACGTTCACTACAATATGTATCCCAGATTACCAATTTCAGCATTTCTAAACTACAACAAGTAGCTAAACGCAATAACTGGTTGGTTAGGGTGGGGGATTTTGATAGGTACCAACTCAGCAAAAAGTTAAATGAAGTACAGGATGCTCGTCATCAGAAGCATCTTAACAGACTGGAAGCATACCGTGAGCAGCAGGAACAGATTGGCCATCAACTTAGCCTAAATGCAGCACGTATCGCATACCTGGCAGATCGCAAGTTGACTAAATTGCTGGATAGTGAACAGGATCTCGATGTACGTGATCTTCCCTCAATGTTAAATGCAGCATCCAAGTTGGCTGAAGTAGGAAAGAATCTACAAAGTAATGCACTTGGTGTAGACCAGTTACTTGCAGCAATCGAAGAGTCTGAAGTTGACTAAGTAACTTTTGTCTGCACGTCAGCAAACTTACAGGTACTCATTAACGGCACGTCCAGCTGAGTACCTGTACTTCGCGACCCCCCTGCCTACCTGACCGCCTACCTGCCAGACCCCCCTGTTCCTTACCCATCTAACTGGTATAAAAGCACGACCTCAGATCGACTGCGGCGCAAGGGATCTCAAACTCAGATATTCTACAAAGTGGAATGACCGGGCCAGTCCCTGACTGGGTTCTATGGTACGCTGTTTTCTACAAAACGTTCCCTCCCTGCCAAGCTGGCTGAAGGCTGTAAAATGAACAAACCTCAGCGTCCTGAACAGCGTATGCAATCAATTATCTGCAACCGTAAACTACTTGGCATTGCTGGTAATGACCTTACCATTCTTCTCTACCTTGTAATCCTGTCCAACTCTCGCATCATCATTGGCTTGACGCCAGCGCAACTATCTGAGAATCTTGGCTTTCATTTCAAGGCTACCTATCGCTCACTTGCTAAGCTGCGCAAGTTAAATTACATTCGCAAAGTAAAGTACAAGGACATGGTTGGATTCATGGTTGATCCAACATTCACTGTTACTCCATCACCTCAACGTCGAACATTTAAGTACAGGCTCTGGATTGAAGCTGGCGAGCAAGGAAAGTAACATTCACTCCCCTTGTTGATCGGTTTCGCCATTCACACGCTTGGAGGCCATTCACACTAACTTGCCATTCACGTTGCTAAATGCCATTCATGTCAATTTGCCATTCATGCGTAAAGTTGCATTCACTGCTAGCTTGCCATTCATGTATAAATGCCATTCACCCTTGCTAAATGCCATTCATGTCTAACTTGCATTCACCCGCAAGTTGCATTCACTACTAACTTGCATTCACCACTGAGTTGCATTCGCCCCTGTCAACTGCATTCATTGCTAGCTTGCTGCGCCGCTAAGTTGCATTCCCTGGCGGAACCTATCGCGCCAGCTAACTTAACGCCGCGGCCACTAGCTAACCTGAAGCCTAACCTATCTGACAGGCTGGCTGGGTTGATCGGCTACTGGCTTGATCGGAGCCTAGCCTAACTTGACCGGCGCTAGCCTAACCTGACAGAACGTTAATCTTGGCGCTACTGTAACTGTAACTTGTGGCTAGTATCTGTAACTGTAACTTGCGCAAGCTAACCTATACACTAGCCTAGCGTATCTGTTGTGTTCACTATCCGGGCGAAACTTACCTGAATGAGCGTAACTAACCTGCCAGACTAGCTAACCTTACAACTAAGCTAACTCTGGCCGATCTTACCTGCTAGCGTCACAAGCTAACCTGCCAGACTGTAGAAGGTGCCGTAACTGTATGGTGCGGAAACTACGGTAGGCGTAACCTTACAATCCTGGTGAGACTAGCAGCGGAGCGTGACTGTAAAGCGTGAGAGCCTACCTGCCTGACAGGCTAACAGTCCTGGCGAGACTGTAACGGCGAGACGTTAGCTCAACTGCAAGGTGTGCTGAGCTTGCTGTTAGCTTCGAGCGTAACTGTAACGGCGGTTAGGTTAGCGTAACTGTATGGTGCGATTCGTGTTAGTTTTTGTTTGAGCCGCATCCTGATCTGCGCTGAACGTACGGCAGACTGTCGCGGTCACAAGCTACAGCGAGCATTTTTGACGGTTCCGCAGCCTATAGAGTGAGTTAGCGGGCTATTTTGTGCCACTAGCTAACTTTATGGGCTATCGGCGGTTTGGTAGCTTGTGGGATCCGTCCGGCCGATCGCTTGCAAACCGGGACACCATGCCGTACAATATGGGAACCGGGGGGGCGGGGCCGTAGGTCTCTCTCACCGCCGGTTTCACGCAAACCAGAGCCCTAGGTTCCCCATGGAAGGATTCCCCTTTATCTCACCAGTTGACGGCCCCTGCGCTGAGAGTCGGACTGCTCCCCTCGCCGTAGGCCTATGGGAGGCGGCAAACGATGGTGCCGCAGTCTGCCGTACAGATACGTTCGGCGACACTAGGATTGTCGGATGGTTGACCGTTAATGGCGCTTTTCGCTTTTTGCACGAGGCGCGGGACGCCGTTAGCCTGCTAACTGGCGAGAGTCGAAAAGTCTATGGCCTTGATTCTGACGGTTACTTGATTAAAACGCGCAACCGCTAATCATAGATTCCCCTACTGTGCCAGTCCTTAAAGTCTGGCACCCTAGGGGAATCTCCCCCCTATCACCCCTCCCAACTAACACCATGCAATCCTCATCTCAGTCCCGCCGCAATGGCGCCGTCAAGATCATTAAGCCTGCCGCGCCAGAAGCTGGAGCGACTCCCATCGCAGAGCAGAAGCCCGCGCGGCGCGAGTCGGCAATGCTGGAGATCCTCCGTGGTATGGGTGCCGCTGTGCCCGCCAGTCTGCGAGAGCCCGTCAGGGGGCAGCGCGGCAGCTCTGGTGATGGTGCCATCACCTGGCCAGAGGCGGTCAGGGAAGCAGCCCGCGCCATGGAACCACCGTTCGCCCTTGCAACGCGGAAGCTCCCCCACGGCAGACCCGCCAAGGCATCGGCTCTCCAGAACCCTATTCGCCGCAGCTCCAAGCGTGCCGTTATCTCCGCCCAGATCCTGACCGACGTGATTAACGGAACCTACAATGGCGTGCAACTGCCCGCAAATCTGTCAGCAGGGGATCCCCTCTCGCTCGAGTGGATTCTGACAATCCTAGACCTTAACCACACTGTCTACAGGAAGGTGGAATCCTGGCAAAGCCTGAGCAGGCTTCTGACGGTTATGGCTAACCTTTCGGGCCGTTACGTTACTGTCAGTACTGACGGTATGGTGAGGCTGACGACCGAGGATCCTAAGGTTCAGCCTGAGACCTGACACCTAACTCTACCGGACAGGCTAGCCTTTAGGGTTGGCCTGTCCTTCCTGCTATCATCCTAGTTTCAATCAATGAACAGGCTTTTGATTATCGTGGCCTCCACCTATCTTACATTCTGTCTAGTTTCTGAACTTGCGCGGCAGGATGCCTCGCTGGTGTCAGAATGTCAGACCAAGAATAGCGTTACAGAGTGCCGCCTTAAGGTTTACGGGAGATAATGCTAGTTTCCGGCCGGTAGTGTTAAGCTATCGGCCGGACTAATCTATAGAAAGTCGGCAGGAAGTTGGGTGGGGTGGGGTAGTTCCAGGGGCGAGGTGGTGCGCCTCCCCCTTCTAGCAATTTTTTCCCTATTTCTCCACCCAAAAGCAATTACTTTTCTAAAAATTTCCCCCCTCGACTACCCTTTTCCCACATCCCCCACTCATCCTTACAGATTGTCTAACTTGCAAGACCCCCTTCCACCACCTTTTTTCTACATCCCCACCTATCTTTACGGATTCTCAGACTTGTAAGTAATCGCTGCTATAGCTTTGCACCCATCCCCCACCCATCCCTACAAATTACTCAACCCATAAGGTTGTCAGCCCACAAGTTTCCGCCCAGAGTTCGAGATCAAGCAATTTACCGAGCGAAGTCGTCAAATTTTTTTCCCTGCATTCCGGGAGCAGCTGAGGCCACCAGTTGCGCGATCCACGTAAGCCCTGTTGCTGCCAGCCCAACACAACCCTCCGATGGAGGCCCGACGGTAATTCGCGCTGATTTCTCCTTGTCAACCAGTGGCCTCAGGATTCAGTCTCACCCTCAGAGTGAAGTTTTCGCCAAATTTTCTCCGGCAGCATCAGCCGCAATTTAACTGGTTCCAGATCAAAAGCGTGACTCTGCTTCTTGATCCAATCCCACGCTTCTTTCTCTGTCAAAAACAAAGGTGGATATTCCCGTAAGTATGGCTCCCATGGCGGTCTTGAGTAGATCCTTCGTATAGCCTGTACGTCCGGGAATTCACCGTGACCATGGCATTCGCGCTGTGTTTGGGCGATTGCGTAAACATAGCAACCGCGCACAACCCATGTTTCGCTCATTTTGTGAAGTTCATTGGATTTGTAAAGTCATCCCGCACTTTTGCAGCAGGAAGCTGGAACACCGAAGCATTGGTTTCGGCAAACGTGTAACCCCGCGCCCACGGATTTCCTCGATCAAGTACGATGACCGGAATACCGAAGAGCTTGGGGTACGAATCTGCAACGAAATGGCCGGGTTCGATGACGAGCCGAACATCGCTGTTACGCAGGTCATCCCAAGCGCTCATGCCAAGCCGGATCGCCTTTACTGTCAGCTTCATGTCGGCATAAAACTTCAGATCTTCAATGATCTGCGCCAACACCTCGCCTTCACAAGCGTCAATCACGATTCCGCCACTCGCTAAGGATCATGTTCAGAAACAAATACAGAATCACGCCGTAGATCGTGATATACAAGATGGTTGCAGCTGTCATGGGTAGTAGGTGATGGCATCCTCGCCGTATTGGTTGCAAACAGTGAACCGATGGCCAAAGATCAAAGCTTTCTCATTGTTAAAATCTGCCTTGAACGGCCATTCGGCATCCATCGCCGCTTGCAGAATCCTGTAATACGCCTCCGATCCGATCCAAATTGCAACTGGTGGGTTGTCCGCTCCCATCTGCTCCAGCTGTTGCTGGATCTTCATCATGATTGCGGTGGCGCTCAGCTTGATGGATGGATTTTCCGGTTCTGGCATGTCTTGAATGGCTCTTTTGGGTTCACTGATGCTCATTACTCAGGCTCCTCCTCGCCTACAACACTGGACAGTGCTACGGCTTGCGTCTCAACAACCATTGGAATGAATGTGATAACGCGAAGAATTCGATGTTGACTTCCGTGCAACACGAATCCATGACCAACTAGCTCTCTTTCTAGTAGGAACACGCCCTTTTGCGCCAGTGGCCACATCCTGACCGTGCAAAAAGTGCGCCCATGGTCCCATCTGATAAAGTCATGGATGCAACTCCACGGACATTCGACGATTTCCGTCTGTTCTTTGATGATCTCGAAATCCCAGTCACCAGGGATGCTGGGTGGAGCGACGTATGGCATCACAGTTTCCCGTCAAATTTGCACAAAACATAAGCACTTGTAGAAGCAGAGCCGTCCGCACTGGCTAAATGAGTCATGCGTCCCCCGATAATGGTAAACAGTTGACCGGCAAGTTTAATTTTTTTATCAACTAGATTCTCGAATACTTTACGGTCTTTCCTTTGAATCACGGCTCTTGCGTAATACACCGGCTTTCCGCAGAGTATGTCGATTTCCTTTTCAACTGCATCCGCTGCTATATCCCACTCATCGCGACTCAGTTCATCTTCCGCGATTGCAGGTTCCTGGAGGGGCTGGACCCCTGCTGCTGGTACATCAGTAGCCCCTCTCATCTTGCGGATCTCCCAACATGCCAGCAGGTCTTCTGGGTTGCCCCCATGCTTTTCGTACAGCCGGCCAACCTCAAGCCAAAGCTCTTGTGGATCTTCGCGGAACAGGCAACTTACACTGAGCTGCTCAATATAGACAGGCCGCTCAATGTATCTACCAAGCTCGCCTTCATTGCTTTTCAGTTCAATGCCGGACTCGGTGGCTGGATACTTTTCAGAAAGTTCCGCAAGTGCGCGAAAAAGTATCGCCGTGTTGAGGTTTTTTTCGGAATAAATCATTTGCCTCCGTTAAAAGCTTCAAAGATCATTTCTTCGATTTCCTGGGCCGGAACGTCCAGCAAGTCAGCCTTCAGCACGGAATCCAGCAGAACAACTGCATCGCGCCTGTTAAAACCGGCTCCACAGGCCTCGCACTCCCAAAAGCCGTTATCCAATCGAGCGATGCGCATGGCAACACTGCGCTGAATAAGTGTGTCGGCCGTGTTAAAGGGATTGCGTCGCGGAATCTTTCGCCATTTCAGCTCCGGCGTGGCTGAATGGCCGGCTCTTCTGATGGTTTCTACGTGCAGGCATACTGGGCATGGAACGGTCATGAATCCTCCAGTGGATTG